GCGGATGGGGGAGGGACCTGACCCATCACCATATTCTGCATTTGCATCTGCCCGCCAGGGGGAACGATCTCGTCAAGTGACGTAGAGAACTCCGCCATTTGAGATTCTCCAACGTTTTTTTCCGGCGGATTCAGCGGCGTCTCGAGGAGACCTTGGGGAATAACAGACGATATTTCAGTAGAACCATTCGCATCATATGGCTCCATTTATGGTTGTCTTTTAATTTTTTGAACACAGTGGGCCGCGGGGCCTGGGATCCGAGTCCTTAGGACTCGTCTCTAGACCTTCTTTACGACTATAGTATTCGTAGGCTTCCTGGCTAGTCCTCCTGGCTTGGAGCCAGCCAGACCGTGCTTGGGGTTGTAGTGCCGACGGTGAAAGTCCCAAAGGGCCGCCGAACCACAGCGGAAATTCTTCCTAAGAGTTGCTTTATAATAAAAGACGCAGTTTTGAACATCGTTACTCTTAGAGGTGTTGTCCAGGACTAGGCACTCGTAGTTCTCCGTACAGGCATCCATCACCTGACAGAACTGGTCAAATGTTGGGAAAACTCCAAAAAAAGCCTTGTAAAGATTTTCACGATTCTGACGAACGTTGTCTCGAAGAACAAAGACATAGTCCACGTTGGTCCGAATCATAGGAGTCATATCCATGCAGTACTGAGTTGTCATCATGAAGAATATCTTCCAGTGACGGCCATTCATAAAGAGTTGGCGTATACACGAGTCTCTCATAAATGCTCGGTCATACATGCAATCGTCCATAAGAATAAAGACGGGCGAGACCTTGCCGGCGGCTATATTTCTTTTTTGTCTATCTATAATCTTTTCTATAGCCGACTTGTTGTACTCTCCATACACAAAGAGGTCGGGGATGAAGTTGCGGTAGTGACCATTACCCTCCTCGGTGCCTGACATGGCGATGCCCGCTGGCAAGTGCTTCTTGTGCCAGAGGATATCCGTAACGAGACTCGTCTTTCCAGTACCACGCTTACCGATGAAAATACAGACCTTGTCATCCGCCATTGTTCTGGGGTCGAATTTTCTCAATTGAACAGTCATCCTGGGAGTTGCGGACATATTTCGCGGCCCAGGAGACCGCAGCCCCCCGAGCCTCCTTTTTTCCAAGCAAGTTAGTAGAATGAGTGCAGGAGAGGTTCAACTCGCCGCTCTCGGAATGCAAGACGCCTACCTTACAGGCGCCCCACAAGTTACATACTTCAGGGGAGTGTATAGACGGCACACTCCTTTTAGTGTTCAATCGTTCAATATTCCTTTTCAAAATCAACAAATTAATTGGGGAAGCCAGGCCATCTGCCGCATTCCCTTTAAAGGTGACATGATACAGTCCACGACCCTTTCAGTCACTTTACCTCAGATTTTCCCAGCAATCACCCAATTCCAGTGGAATCAGCCCGTTCAGAACATGAATCCCCAGCCCTATCTTTTTATAAATGGAAGCACTACACAGTCAAATACTTCGGCAGGCGTTCAGACTTTTTTCATTGCGCCTCCCCCATCTCCTTCTTGGTTTGGCTCGGACCTGTCGCCATATATTTCATATAGCTCTTCATTGGGGCAATTTAAGTTGGCGGCGTCCGTTACGAGTGTGGCTGTCTACACATCAGATGTGACTACAATAGGTGTATTTTGGGGCCTAGATCCCAATGGATTCTCTAGTACAGGGACTATTAATAACAAACCAGCAACATACTGGAATTTTAATGGCGGAGGACCTACAAACTTTACAGTTCTTCAGTCTGGCTGGAAACCCTACAATGCATCCGCTACTACGAACGCATCCAACTCCCTGTTGTTCGTTGGCCCTAGTAAATCCTCGGGTTCTGCGGTTGCCCAAGGTATTCCCGTTAATCAGCCCAAAACAGACCCACTCGCTCAGTTTACAACTCCTATATACATTAAATTTCAGAATTTTTCAAATGTTATAGGTGTGAGCTCTTTCATCTCATATACGCCCAGAGTGGGAAATCTTCAGTTTAAATATCCAGGAACTTACGCGGTTACTATTACCGCTACTGGCCTTGGCGCTCCTACCCGTATAGGAATTGGTCATATATCCACTGATTCTAGATACGCCATTGGATATGATTACGACTATATTTATACTTATAACGTGCAGTTCTCGGGCCAAAATACAAAGGCTGTATTACCAGTCAATGTAACAGATCCTACTCAATATTATTTTGTAGAATTTGAAGGTGCCACCTTGGGTGCTATTGGTGCCGATATGGAAGTTCTTGTGGAAGATCTGAACGAGTTTTGGACAGTTGGCGCAAATGCTGCAATTATAAATAATACTCTACCCTTTTCAAATCTTGCGAGAAACGGGATCACCCAACAGGTCACAGCAAATACATTGAGTAATACTTTCGCATTTGGAACGACTGGACTTTATAATATTTTTGGAACCCTTTCTGTAAATTCAGCAAACACAATTAGTTCCGTAGCCCTCATTGAGCAACAACTCATAGGGCTCAACAAGTTTGGTCAGGCTAATGTGGTTTCCCAGTGGAACAGTCCCCAGGCATCGAGTCCGAGCGTCAGCTTCACGCTCCCCGTGCAAGTCGTCAGCCCTAGTCAAAATAATTATTCTATAATTGTTTCCACAAATGATACGAATGCCCTTGGTAACGCCATATCAACAACAAGTTTTGGAATAGAATATTTTGGTTCAAATACTTTTCCAAAGATTTCTCAACAAAATGACTTTAGGCAAAACGGCCTCCTCGTAAGGGCGAGTAACACTTACGCGGCAAACTACAAATTAAGTACTTCAAACATAAATCTTTATTCAATTTCCAATACTTATGGGAACTCTTTTCATACATCCGTTACTGGAGGAGGAAACCTAAATTTTAGTAACGTGTCTCAGTACAGGATAGGTGCTTATGTTGAAACGAGTAATGCATATGTATCAAATATTACAGTATGGTCGGGAGCGACTGATGCCATCTTGGCGGCGTCTCTCGTCCCTGCTAACGCGAGTCAGGCTGCCCTCGTAGCATCGAGAATACTGCCCGTGGGTCTACAAGGAGGCTACACTACAGATCTTATAATACCTGTTCCTACATCTGCTGAAGTGGCCAATAATTACCAGATACGAGTCGGTTTTACAGGATCTTACGCTGGTCAAATATACACAAATGTTACAGCAAATACATACTTTACTATAGTCGGCATGACGAGCACGGGTTCTACTATTTCTTATTCTTACGTAGACTCGGTCGGAACTTATCTCGTGCAGAGTGCTGAACTACGGATGGGCGGGCAATCCATCCAGACGCTGACTGGTGAGATGATTGAAATTTATAATGATTTATTTGTTCCTCAAGAAAACCAGCCAGGTCTAACGCTTCTCACGGGGAAAAAAGATTCATCAATTGTGTATAATCCTCGAACATATTACATAAACTTGCCCTTCTTTTTCTACGGGTCTGCCGAGTTGTCCTTGCCCATCTGTGCCTTGCCCCTCCAGGATCTAGAAGTATGGGTAACATTCAATGACTTCCAGAGTTTACTCGTACAGCCTGGAATCCTGCCGACTCCAGCAGCCATCACGACATCAGTAGTCGTAGATTATGCTTACTTATCAGATCCAGAGATTAACTGGTTTATTAGACATCGTCAGGAGTATATAATTAGACAATTGCAGTATTCGGAGTTTCGCCTGAATGCGGGTCTTACTTTCCCTTTGAACTTTCAAGGATCTGTTCGCGAGATCTATTTCATCATCCAGGACGCGGCAGACGGTCCATACGTCTATGATACAGATACTGGAATCGGAGTGTCCATAAACTTCAACGGCGAAGACTACATAGACGCGAGTACAATGGATGATAATTTCATGAGATTTGTAGGGCCCATTGAGAAGTATGCCCGTCAGCCCACACGCAATCTATACGTGATACCCTTGTGCAGGAATCCCCTTAACGCAAGACCCACTGGTTCAGTCAATATGAGCAGAATATATCAAAAGAATATTCAGTTTACATTACCAGAGCTGACATCCCTGGCTACAAAGACCGTTCGGATATTCGCTGTAAACTATAATATTCTCCGTGTTGAAAATGGGCTGTCTGGAATTATGTATCAGTAGTAGTAGATGGCTGGGCGGCAACTTTTGTCCCAACTTGGTCAGGAGGACATTGTCTTGTCGGGTAAACCTGAAATAACCTTTTTCAAGGAGGCTTATCCTGCCCAGGGGCTATACGCGAGCCGAGTCATAGATGTTCCTTTTAAGAATGTTCCTACATTTGGAGATGAGGTGTCTACTGAAATACCACTTAATGGAGACCTCATGACATCCATGTACTTGGCGTTCACTTTCGGAACCAACCTCGGCGTATCCTTCAATGCCCAGGCGGGAATTCTTATGATAGATTACGTTGAACTTTATTCGGGAACAGAACTCATAGAAAGACTATGGGGAGAATATATAGGTATTCTTAACGAGTGCCAGATCCCCACAAGCAAGCAGGCGGCTCTCACAAGCATAATCGGTGGCGGAACTCCCACATCGACTTTTACTCCAGCAAACTGGTCGATGGCGCCTTTCAAATTCACAGTGCCCCTTCCTTTTCAGTGCCTCCGACACGGGCTTCCCCTTGTTCCTGGAATGAATTTCCGCATATCTCTCAATCCACCGTCTTCTTTCTTGTCGGGAACATCTATCCCATCTTTCATTCCATCAATGCAATTTAATTTTTATACAGAATTTGTAGTCCTGAGCGAACCAGAAAAGAACTTTATCAAAAACAGAGGGCCTGTTATATACTTGGGTGAAAGCGTTGAAATCGCGCAGTTTGACGTGACGAACCAGAGCGCCAATGTTCGGTGCGTGACTGACTTTCTTCACCCAGTAAAAGAAATCTTTTTTACAATTCGCAACAGTTCTTCGATTGTACCAGATTACTGGTTTGACTATTCAAATACTGCACAGGGAGGGACGAGCAGTCAGTACTGGTCAAATACATATTCAAACATAAATCAACTCAATTCGATGGGTATATATTTCGAAGGTATCCGCCGCGTGGACCCGTTATGGGCTACCAGCATCTACCTTGGGACGACGCAGTTCATAGACTATCACACCCGAGTACCTACGAAGCCATTTTATATGTACTCCTTTTCACTTGATCCTGAAAATCCAAAACCCGCTGGATCAGTAAACCTTGGAAGAATAAAAAATCAATATTTTGATTTCTTTTTACAACCAATGCCCTCGTGGAGAAGCCCATCAGACCGGATCCTGACTATATGGGCCAGACACTATACTTTTCTGGAAATTAATGGATTCAAGACTATCAAAAACTTATTTGACGGAAAGGGGGACAATGGATATCTTGTTTACTTGCCCTGAGTTGCGCTAAAATATAACTTTAGAAAAGGACTGAAATAGTAGATGGCGCAACGAAGTTGCGACGGGACGGAGTCCCTGGAGCCGTTTGACCCAGGCGGGGACTCATTTTGTGTATTCTACGCCGTCATCAGGGATCCCCGCCCATTTGAAAAAACAAAATTTAGTATTTTTCAATTGAGTGACTCTGATGACGATGACGATTTATTCAAAAAGTTTTCAACTATTCAGCCCGACGAGTCAGACTACGACTCTGAGTGAAAATTTCTTGACTCATAGTAACAATGCTCCATCCAAGCGTCGCCATCGTTGGGACTCTGCTCAATATCATGGCCCTCAGTTGGATCCTTAACCTCGAGCGAACAGGTTGCCCGTGTGCTAACGATTGGCGGCGCAAGGTCCTGAAGTACTGGTACTTCCTGACTCTGCTCTGGCCCCTTGTTGTATTTATTCTCAAGCCACCTATGTTCCTGACCAAGATTCTGGGTCTCTTTGGCCTGGTGGCTTTCTTCGCACTGGCCAGTTCGCTCTGGACCATTCAGCGCCAGAAGTGCGGCTGTGCCCAGGACTGGCGTGAGCGCGTCCTGCTCGTCACGACGTCCCTGTCCGTCATTGGCCTGGGAATGGCAGCATTTAAATAATTTCTCAACCTACAGTAAATGGCCAGTGCCGTTGCAGTCGAGGTCGAGTCTTTTGCTCTCAACGCCATAGTAGGTTCTCTTGCCCTGACCGCCTCCCTCAGCTGGCTCGACTTTGTCCGAGCCATCGTGGCAATGATCGTCCAGGTTCCCAAGGATACCACCCAGTTCTTCTTGATCACTGCCCTACTGACAACACTCCTATCGGTGGTAGTCTATATGCTCATTAAGACTATGGCTCGCAATGTTGTCATCAACAAGCCAGGCCAGGTCTACGCAGTCACTCGCTAAGTCCGTCGGACTTAGACGCCTACAGGCCCAAATTCGCCTACTGGATTTGGCACGATAAATCTCTTATATACTACATATCCTAAAATCCCAAGAAGGGCCAGCAAGACAACCGTCCACCTTCCGAAGCGCGTCTTCTGCGGAGGAGGGGGCGGATCAGCCTTGTTTTCCACATCCTCAATAAATCGTTTAATCTCAAGCTCCGCAACACGGCGCTCGAGTTCATTCTCTTCCTCGGTCGGTTCCATGACCTTGGCCCGCACGTGTAGACGCAAAATGAAAGAGTTTTGCTCAAGACCATTGAATATAAGGGGTTGGCCATGGATGTCAACCCATCTGACAGTTAGTCGCTGTAGGGAGTTGATCGGTTCAGGGTAAAAAACAGAAATTCTGTAATCTTTATTTTCATGAAAGTTCTTGATAAATCCAGAGTTGACGTCAAGTGTTATCGGAGCAAAGGCTCGGCTCGGACCATCTCCAGCAGTGAGTTGGGTCGTGTATTTGGTCGCACCGGACTGCATTTGCACGTACTGAAGCCCTCCCGTAAAGATGTGCCGCGGCGTCTTGAGCTCATCGATATCCAGGAAAATCTGTTCTCCGACAGAGGCATTCACAACCACATTAGAGGTCAAGATGTACTGGTTGGCGTAAGTCGGCCATGTTGAGCCAGAAGCGGCGACTTGCGTGGCGGCTATGGCCGTTGTGGTAATGGGTATGCCGACGATGTTCGAGAGCTCATTCGAATTAATCTGAATTCCAAAGGCGCTGGCTGAACTAAAGATGAATTTTCCTTCAAAAGTGAGGTATGTACAGGTGACGAGTCCTGTGTTGGTCAGAGCCGTAGCCATGTCATAGACTCCGTAGAAGCCAGGGTTGAGGCTGACTGTAGTGCCCCCTATGATCAGGCAACTCACTCCATTCGTTAGGTTATACATCGAGTTAGGAACCCGGGCGCTAACTAGATCCACACGTTCTATATTCTTCACGGGACTCGACAAAAAGATGGTGTACGAGTTCCCTGAAGGATAGAGAGTCATATCTCTGCTCTGTGAGCTGCCATAAAGGAGAATCTCTTTGGCGGCCATTTCTATTAAAAGGCGAAGAACTTAATTAGCTTGTGCGAGCAAGGCGGCTGAACGGCTCACCGAGGGATCCACAACTGCGGCTGGTATACTTGCCCGGACAATGGACTCGAGTACAGCGAGCCGCGTCTCTAGCAGATCTATATCATTCTGGGCCGTCTCTAGTAGGCTCTCGAGATCAGTGTTCTTTGCGGATAGTTCTTGAATTGATTTGACGAGTACAGACGTCAATTTTGAATAGTCCAGTGAAAGCGTGCCATCCGAGTTTGTTCCTATGACTTCAGGGATGTGATTCTGAACATCTTGGGCCAAGAAACCAATCTCTTTCTGAGTTCCGAATCTTTCTGTATCTATCCAGTTGAAAGATACTGGAACGAGTTCGGACACAACTTCTAGACCGTAAGTGAGCGAGTTGACATTCGTTTTCAATGTGCGATCGGATGCTGTATTTGTTAGAAGGCCATTTGCATCAGAGTAAACAGCGCGATTTCCTGAACCAGCTAGTGAGGCTATTGTTACTCCGGTGCTCCTCACATCCAGACGCTGGACTCCACCGGTATATAACCCCATACCAACTCCTGTTGCCGTGTCCAAATATACATAGTTCCCGTTGGTTCCTGATATTATTAAGCTGGATCCTGCCGTACCTGACCCTGCCGAATAAAACCGAGCGATCCCGACGACATCGAGTGGGTAACCAGGAGCCACAGTCCCGATGCCTACGTTTCCGCCATATTCACCAAATATTACATTTTTTTTATTTGCGCCGGTATTTGATACATTATCAGATACATCAAACCCAAGATAATCGCTTTTCATATACATAGCAGCAGTAGAACCGGCCGAACCACTAGGTGAGTTCTGTAATTGAAAATAGGCCGTGTAAGTTGACGTATGACCTCCTGTGTTGTATATGGCAAGTGGCGCTCCTGGAATCGTCGTCCCGATGCCTACACCATTTTGTCTTATATTGACTGCAGAAGCAGTAGACCCGGCCAAGGCAATCTGAAAAACATTCGTCGTATCTGAACCCTTATTAAGAAAATTTATTTGACCGGATTGATAATTTGAATTAGCAACTCCAAACCATGAATAAACCCCAGAACCCGAAGCGGTAAATGGACTAGCAACAGAAAATGCAACGGAACTAGCGCTAGTAGAATTATAAATCTGTAAAGTTGTCGCAGGATTAGTCGTCCCGATGCCTACGTTTCCGGAATTTGTTAAATAAAGGATATCTTGTTGAGTTCCTCCATTGAGTGTGGAAAACATCAAGCCCGAGCCAACTCCTTGTGAAAGGTATCCGCTGATTATTCCGCCGTATCCTGAGCCCTTTTCTATACGAACTGCCGTGTTTGACGTGCCAGTCGCAAAGGCCCCCGAAAAAATTCTCAGACCTGTGTCGGTTGAATTCACAGACCCGGTGTCTGTTTGAACTTCAAGAGGATATGAAGGGTTTGTCGTCCCAATGCCGACGCTTCCAATTCCCACCAGATTCTGGGAGTTGTAAAAAGTCGTTGAGGACATTCTCTATTAAGTTCAAAGAACTTAATTCCATGAACTAGTACTTATTAAAGTAAGGGCTGAGACAGAATGCTGGGTCGACTGGGACCATCGTGCTTATAACCCCAACATTTGAATTTACAAATGGGACGCATACTACCCGACCATCTGGGAGCAAAGTCCCTCCAACGTATTTTGTATTAGTCGCATTCGCATCCCCGAATGTTGAGAAGGTTGCGGCTACTGGATCGAACATCCCAAAGTACGAAGAAGAATGGGCCATCATGACGACGTTCCCAGATGGTAACAAAACGCCTCCAAAAAAGGCGGGCGTCGCCTGACCATGAGCCGTCGTAGTGACTATCGCGGGCGTCGCTGGATTGAAAACAATTATATTTACTGAATTTGCCGGAATAAGAACCACATTCCCGTTCGGAAGAAGAACGCCGCTTGCAAATGCCGAACTAGCCTGACCATGAGCCGTCGTAGTGACTATCGCGGGCGTTGCTGGATTGTACACGGCTACAGTACTTGCTGTCCAGGGCACTAAAACTATATTCCCAGAGGGCAATAACACTGTTCCAGCATAGCCCGTCGCCGAAACTCCTGATGATGCGTAAGTGAGAGCAACTGGATCAACGGTACCTACTACAGACGCACCATTCGGTGCCATAATAATCTTTCCCGTCGCTGAATAGCACCCTCCAAAGAATCCAGTGGCGGCCCCGGTCACGGCCGAATATGTACTTGTCTGAGGATTGAAACATCCGACCACAGATGCTCCTTGGGGAATAAAGAAGACGTTGCCATTTGGCGCCAATACGCCACCCGCATAGGATCCAGAAATAGCAGTACCCGTCGGTGTAACCCGTGAAGCAAGACCAGTCACTGGATTGAAGAACCCGACAGTTGTTCCGCTGTATGGAACCATGACAACACGGCCATCTGGAAGAAACACGCCCCCCTGACTCTGTCCTCCAGTGTAGGCAACGTTCCCAAAAGAAGGCGTCTGACTCGTGGCCCACCAGCTCCGAGTCGGCTGTGAAGAGGCGTTACACGTGGCGGAAATCCAGGCCTGAATTGCTGGTCCGTTTGCGGCTGAGGGCGTGAGGTACAATCCGCGTTTGAATATGTCCTCGCCATAGTAAATTGTTTGTGAAGAAATATTTGTAGAGTACAAGTTTCCACTTACGTAAACATTTCCCTGAACATAGAGGTTTGTTGTTCCTGGGGAGGCACCTATTCCCACGGTTGAAAATAGGAAACTATTAGTATTTATAGTTATGGCATTTATCGTGGTTGCGAAAATGTTGTTCACGGTCAATGCGTTACTGACATAGACATTTCCCTGAACGTAAAGATTCGCTCCTTGGGCACTGCCCGTGCCTATACCAACGTTACTTGTGAATATCAGACTGTAAGTATTTATTGTTCCCACAGTTAGAGTAGTTGCGAAGATGTTCGTGGTACTCAGTGAATTACTTACAACCACATTGCCCTGGACATACAAGTTGGCAAGACCTGGAGCAGCCCCTATTCCGAGGTTACTGGAAAGCACAAGGGCTGATGTGTTTATTGTGGCAGCGTTAAGAGTTCCTGTTACAAAGAGATTTGTTGTGCTCAGTGCGTTACTCACAAACGCATTGCCTTGGACATACAAGTTGGCAAGGCCTGGAGCAGCCCCTATTCCCAGGTTACTACTCAGAACAAGAGAAACTGTGTTCACTGTGTAAGTGTTCAAAGTTCCAGTAACAAAAAGATTCGTTGTACTGAGCGCATTACTCACAATTGCGTTACCTTGGACGTAAAGGTTTGCTAGACCAGGGGCCGTTCCTATTCCGATATTACTTGTGACTACTAGAGAGACTGTAGTTATAGTCGCCGCATTAAGAGTTCCTGTTACAAAGAGGTTTGTGGTACTCAGTGCGTTACTCACGAATACGTTCCCCTGGACATACAGATTCGCGAGATTCGGAGGAGCCCCTACGCCTATGTTGCTCGAGGCAAAAAAACTAACAGTGTTAATTGTTGTTACATTAAGAGAACCAGTGACAAAGACATTCGTTGTAGTCAGGGCGTTACTTATGTAAACATTTCCTTGGACATATAAGTTGGCCCCTTGAACACTGGCCGTCCCTATACCGATGTTGCTTGTGGCCACAAGACTCAGTGTATTCACGGCCAAAGTATTAATACTTGTTGAAAATATGTTGGTTGCCGTCAAGTTACTCGAAACAAAGACGTTTCCCTGAACCCACAAAGGAAAACCCTGCGGGTTATTTGTATTTATTCCAACATACCCTATGGGGCCATAGATGCTTGTGAGATTAGCCGTTGTGACGTTCACGCTTGTAGCATACACGTTGGTCACGGTCAAGGAGTTGCTTATCAAGACGTTTCCAAGAACATAGAGGTTGGCGAGACTAGGGGCCGTTCCTATTCCAATATTACTTGTGACTACTAGAGAGACTGTATTTATAGTCGTAGTATTTAAAGTAGTCGCAAAGATGTTTGTGGCTGTCAAGGAGTTGCTCACGAAAACGTTCCCC